TAAACGGTAAGAAAGTTCCCACTGTCTGCCCATGTAAGCAGAGATTCCAATAAGGAAGTGGAAGATTACTAACTGATATGGACCTCCGTTATACAACCACTCATCTATTGTGGCAGCTTCCCAGATGGGATAGAAGTGTAATCCGATAGCGTTAGAGGATGGAACTACAGCACCAGAGATGATGTTGTTACCATACATGAAAGAACCCGCTACAGGTTCTCTAATCCCGTCGATATCTACGGGAGGAGCAGCAATGAATGCTACGATGAAGCAAGTGGCAGCAGCCAACAAGCAAGGAATCATTAAGACTCCGAACCAACCAACATAAATGCGGTTGTTCGTACTTGTTACCCAATCACCAAACTCGGTCCAATTCGCAAGCAAACCAGCATCTCTCTTTTGAAGAGTTGTCATTTGATTTTAAAAGAACGATTTTGTGAACGGTATGAATAAGACATTGTAACCCCTTGGTCTTGGTTAGGGGGAAGATGAATGTCCTCAATCGAAGACACCAATATTATATATGAAGTTTTGTATCCTGTCAAATACTAGGTCGCCTTTCTTATAGTTCCCTTCTCGTTACATCCTTTTAAATATTTTCTTGCTTCTGATTTGGTATCAAATACCTTTGCAAATCTTTTGTCTGCACCCCATGTTGGTGCATTGGATATTAAATATTCAATCTCGCCATCTACCTTGCGAGTTGCTACCCAGTTGATAGCGTTTCCTGTGTCTGCACTCATAATCTTAAACCAATCTTCAGTTATTTATTAAAATAAGTCTCGTAGTATTTTACAAGACCAAATGTTACATTGAATTTACTTGACCACTCTTCAGCACATTCTTCTGCACTCTTACCAGAGTAACCAAACCTTCCTAAAATTTTTAAACATTCCTGTTTCATATTAACCCCATAGATCCTGCTGTTATACCGATGCAAACAAAGAATCCAAACTCATAGAGTTCTCTATAAGGGCTATGCAAAAGCGAATTGAGAGACATTAGTAAACACGTATGTTGCTACAATTGAAATAAAAAGAATTACTTGCATGACTGAGTAGAAATACTTACAGTATTATATATGTATTTCTACTCTTAGTCAAGCACCTGCAGGGACAGTCTGCAATTGAGGTTGGGTCACTCGTATACCCTTACCACCCTCATCGTCGTCATCATCGTCAACTGCACGAAGAAACAACTCAACCATGACAAGAACAGTCATTGGATAGAACATCCAAAGGATTGCTTTCCAAGCTGGAAATGAATCTGCTACTAGATCTGTCATGGATTATGTCCGTATTGAAATAAATTACGAGTAACTATTTAGTTTTGTTAAGTTTTAACTAAAGTATGTGACCTTAGTATAAACCGCTACGCCAATCCAGAAGGCTACCATTGTGAACCTTCCGTTTGCTCTGATGATTAGGTCTGCCATTTAGAATATACCTGGAATGATTTGACCTGTGGTGATGTATGCACCTGTTGCTGCTACGAAACCAATCATAGCCATCCAACCGTTAAACTTTTCTGCTTCTGGAGTCATTGTTCTTAGATTTGTAATAGGGATAGAATTTAAAGAGACCTTGCTTCGACTAAGCAATGCCTGGAATTACCCATCCGAAGATGGCATAGTTATGGATTGCTGCGAACAAACCAATCATCGCTAGGCGACCATTAGTTCTTTCAGCGTTCTTCCAGTAACCTTCATAGTTCTCAACGTACTCCATAGGAGGTTCTGCTGCGAACATATTTTGCTTGCCGTACTCGGTAGTTGTATACCTTTTGGCAGTTGTTGAAGTCATTTCTGTTTTGTTAAGAAACGTTACATAATTATATAGTAAATGTTAAGGGGTGTCAAAGGTATAATTACCTAGATATCCGAACAAAAAAAGAGTCACCATTTCTGATGACTCTTATAAGATTGCCTTATCATTGCTTTTGCACGTAAGACCATCTAGTTTAACGTCTATTGGCAAAGACGGATTCCTTAGTCTCCGTCTCTGTTGTTAAGATCCTCAGCATTCTTCTCAGGATCTATAGGTGGTAGCTCTCCTGACTGTGATGCTTGAGGTGGTGCTGCCTGTGTATCAGTACCAAAAGTTATCTCAGGTGAAGTAAACACTTCATTGTTCCATGATATAGCATCGGGAACACTAGCAATAGCATCACCTAATGTAATGTTGCCTGTGTCAATTGATATGTTACCATCTGGATCGTAGCATCCGTCAGGTAATGTGATCACACCATCATCAGCACCAGTTACGAAGACGGTATCTTGATGTACATCAGAACACTTAGAAGAAGTAGTTGCAGGTGCTGGATTACCCTCAGCATCAACCCACTGATCCTTCCTAGATTTATTAATCCTCTTCACATTCTCATACATGTGATAGATGTCAGTAATATGATCTCTAAAATCTATTTGATAACGTTCAGGGATCTCACCTTCATGATAAAATCCAGCTTCAAACATGGCTCTCAGTGCCTTTTCAGCCTCGTTCCATGTTTTATCTAAATTGCATGACATATTTAAAACTATAGTTATGATTATTATATATGATAGATTCGATTACGTCAAGCGAGTACTGTTATCAATACCACCGAAAGGTATCTTAGGAAATGTATTAAAGGAAAGACTAATTCTATTTTCATCAGTCTTATTAATTGGAACCCAATGAGGTATACTACTAGGGAATAATACTAGATCACCTGCACTAGCCTGGTAACTATAACTATCATTAGTAAACTCATTACCACCAACTGTTAGATACTCCTTTGGTTCTGGTCTGATTGGCCAGTTATGTGTATGTGGTGAATCAAATACTATAGGAGTATCCTTTACTGTATTAAGATAAAAGACACCACTCAAATAACTATTTGAATGATAATGTTTTGGATGATTCTGTTGCCCTTGAGTTATATTAACCCATGACTGCTGAATACCTATCTCCTCTTCACTACCTAACACCTGACGAGTGTAACTATTAACATGTTCAAGAAAAAACTTCTCTAACTTATTAAATCCTGGACGTTTTAAAACATATGTGTCAGTGGATACCTTATTACCAAACGAATCTCTATAAGGTATATTATATGCTTCACTTAAAAAAGAATCTACCGTACCCTCATATTGTGCAACAAATAAAGGTGGTGTTGCGAACATTAAATAAAATTTACTTTCCATAATTTAAATTACCGTCAATGTTAAATGATACTACAGTCCTTCTTACGTCACTTTTATTTGGTTTCTGTTCGTGTAGTAAGTAGGATGGGAAGACAACTAGATCTCCTTCTCTTACTTCAGGTGTCTCTTGTAATAGATCTCCTGTAATAGGATCAGCAAAGGGACAATAGAAAGTAGTTCCTTGATGAACTGATGGATCATACTCTAGATACCAAACACATGAGAGACCAATAGCACCATGATTATGCAACTCATGATACTGTCCTTTAACAGTTTGTTGATACCACATAGAATTAATCTTCACTTCAAACCCCATTTGATTTTGTAGGTCTTGAAGATAATCCTTTAAGTAATTCATCAGTGTAACATGATAAGCAGGAAGGGATTTCCTTTCATCATTAATAAAGAAGTCACCCCTAACACCATTCCTATCCTCACCACATAAACTAAACAACTCTAAGAGATGTTCCTTAGCTAGATCGTGATTAGGTATAGGTTCATAGTGCTCAAACGGTATGCAAAACATCTAATGATTCCTCTGCCATGTCATGTAATTGATCAATTAATAAATCCATATACATCTCTTCCATAGACTGTTCAAAGTCATAGAAGTCGTTCTCAGTATAGCAAGGATCAGAGTTCATTGTCAATCCCTTGTAAAATAATCCTTACGCATGTACCTACCCAGTATATTGCTGTTGTAATATGCTGGTTGTCCATCGTCAGTACTCTCAGTAAGTACATTATTTAGGAACAACTGTCTAGTCTCTTCGTAGTTTACTTTGCCAAGGGTGGTGTGGAGGGATATGATTTCTCTCTTGAATAGGTCGTTCCCAAGTAACTTTCTATCTCCTTTAAGTTCTTCAGAGCTTCCATAGTATTTTTTCCAGTCACTCTCAGACGTAACCCTTCTCTTACCACCTCTAGGTTTACGACGCTGTGTGAAGTATTTCCTGCCGATGTATTGCTTACCCGATTGTAAATTAGTAATCCTGTAGACGAAACCGAAGAAACCGTTAATGTCGTTAGAAGTAAAAGTTGAACCCTTATAGGTCCAGGGGTTCTCATAACTTCCCTCAGAAGTTTCTGTATCTTTTTCATTAGTCGCACTCTCCGTCTTCATCATTTACTTGGGCGTATGATTTTATATCATCACCCCTATGTATATCATAAGCAGAAGTGTCTGAATAAACCTCTGCTTTTATCTCTGCTATTGCTCGTTCCAAATCAGCAACTAATACTTTAAGATTTTGTCTTTGCATACACCCCCCTAAGAGTGGTACTCGTCTAAGTGTTCTAATACATTGAGCAGTATCCTTTGTGCTGCTCCTCTCTGGCGTTCATCCCATTCAGGATACCACCCATTTTCTAGCCCAGTTTTCATCTTCATGATCTGGGCTACCATTGTTACCTTATTCATTCGGCCATTCACTTCAGTTTATCCTGTAGTTGGATCCAATCTGAATCAAACTTCTGCATACCTGCATCAGTTAAGCAGTGGTCATACATTTTATTAAATATATCCCAAGGCAGAGTACAGATATCAGCCCCCACTCGAAAACACTTTGCGACTTGAATTGGTTCTCTAATTGAAGCAGCGAGTACTTGAGTTTTAGAACCATGCGTTGTGAATACATCTGAAATTTCCTCGACTAATGATATACCATCCCAATATTGATCGTTCAAACGACCTATGAATGGTGAAACGTATGTTGCACCTGCTTTAGCAGCAAGTATTGCTTGAGCAGCAGAGAATATAAGTGTTACGTTAACTGCCACCTCATCCTCTGATAGATCTTTACATGCCCTAAGACCTGTGCGTGTGCAAGGTACTTTAATAGTAATGTTGGGTGCTATCTCCAAGTAAGTATCAGCCATGGCTAGCATGTCCTCCACTGTATCCCCGACTACCTCTGCTGATATCGAAGCATCCCAAGGGAAGATAGAAGTTATCTCCTTAAGAACCTTCAATGGATCTTGACCATTCTTCAACATAAGACTGGGGTTAGTTGTTACTCCATCGATTAACCCACTCGCATACGACTGTTTTATTAGGTCAACATCAGAGCAGTCCAGAAAAATCTTCATGACTCTCGTTACAATTTCCAGTATTTATTATTACACAAAAAAAGACACCTGTCAATAAGGTGTCTTTATATACAAATCGTGACGTGTGTCAGCTCTGAGTTGCGAACTTGCGTTGAACTTTAATACCACGATACATTAGATCGTGATTGCGATGCTGACTTGCCTCGTAGAGTACCTTTTTGTTGTACTCTGCAGGGTCATACTCGACCCCTCGGTAAGTGACTTTTGCCATGTGTTTTCTCCTGTAGGATTAGGTTGATTAGACCGTTCCTTCAGTCGGCTTTTGCGTCCTCAAAACATCCTTTCTCAGTACTGTCCTTAATCGTTTGAATGATTTCGGACTTGAACTCACCTGCACTGCGATCAGTTACTTTGGATATCAAGTCCGTAGCATCTGAACATGTGAAGAGAGTAATGAGAATGAATTCCATGAGGATGAACGATGATCCGTTCCGAGTCGGCTTACTTGCGTCCCTTCTGGGATGAACGAAAAGGTATCTGTTGATACCTTACCTGACTATTTATGTCAGAGAACCATTACAAACTGGTTCGTATTGATACAATAGCATCAATAGGATGATTCGTCAACCCCATCCCGTTTCTGTCTTTGTGACCATAGGTTGCGTTCCATCTCCCACATTGCTTCTGCTGTGTTTGGTGGTAACTCATGCTGACCTGCCTTATCTAACAGTTCATCATACATCTCAGCACTATCAATGATTGCCTTCTGTAAATCTTCTAACTTCCACTCTGGATCAGAGGGAGAATCCTGCGAAGGAGTCTCCTTTGACATCTTGTTTGATTCCTCCAACGACATAACTTTCAATCTCCGTTTCTTGTGGTGCATTTTGCTGACCCTTAGAGTTAAGCCAGTGCTCAGTCCAAGGTAGTGGATTATTTCTAAGGGGTTGATCGTATATAGGTTGTAAACCTATTGCCTTCATCCTCCTGTTAGCAATCCACTCAACATAATTATGTAATAATCTTTCATTCAATCCTATCATAGAACCATCTTTGAAAAGATAATCTGCCCATGCCTTCTCTTCATTAACAGTAGCTCTAAACATTTCTGTTACGGTTTCCTTCTCTTCCTCTGCTATCTCTTGCATGTCTGGATCATCTTTACCTTCAGACCAGTTCTTTAATATCTGTTGTGTTAATACTAGGTGTTGTGATTCATCTCTCGCAATGAGTGATAAGATCTTTGCTGATCCTTCCATGAGTTTGTTCTCACCAAATGCAAAGGAGCAAGCAAA